CCCCGTAGCCGTCGCTCTCTCTATATTCGATACAACCCTTACGCAGTTACCCATGGTGGGGTCTTCAACTGATGTAGAGGTAAAATCAGCGCTATTGTAAGTAAAACTCGCATTATTTTTAAAGTAATTTGTTATCGACCCCTCAATCAACAATCACAACGCTTCACCCGTTAACGGGTCATAATCAAACCTAGGCTCGTCAATATCCGCTTCACGTAAAATACCATCTTTATCCCAGTACGTAGCTTTAGAAGCGCGGTGGAACTCGTACCCTTCCGGTAAAGGTTCTCCTTGCTTCAACTTCGTGAAGTCCGTACTTAAGGAGATAAACCCAGAAGCCTGGCCCACAGAGTTAAACAACTCCTGAACCCGGTGGTCTACTTCAGGAACGCCTAACCTAGGTTCAGTACCCTTCACCCCACTTGCTGTGCCTAAGTAGTAATCCCGTAAACCCTCTTTAGCCCGGATAACATCCTGCCGGAGTTTAAGCACCTCTAAATCAGTCAAGAACTGAATACTCATATTATTCCTTTAATAATGCGGAAGCTACACCCTTACAAATCAGAAGGGATTCCAGGGTCGTTATATAGGCCGTAGCGAGACTTTCATTAGTCTCCCCTACCTTTCCCTCAGGTGCAGCCAGACAGCGCTGTACAAGCCCTTCTGGAGGCTCCCAGCCCGGTACTGCACTACCGCAGGCTGTCAAGAACAGGCTCAGGGATACGCCCAGTACGCCATTTCGTAGACGCGTCATCGTTCGCTTCACTTAGTTTTCTCCTTGCTTCTGTAGCCTCTGTAGAAGCTCTCTGTGCGGTTTTCTGTGCTTTCAGGTACGCAGCTTCAGTACGGTCTATAGAAGCCCGTAGAGAGGCTGTGAGGGCTTCCTGGGCCTGTACCTCTTGTTTCAGGTACGTGTTCTCTGCCAGAACCCCGCGTATGTACACCCCGGCTAGCAGAGCTACTACGACAATAATTATCACACCAAGTCGATTATACATGCTTTGTACTCCGTGTCTCGCCTATTGACAAGGCCCTTTGCAACGACCTTCTGCTTAGTCTTGGGGTCAGTAATGTACACCCAGCGGTATAGCTGGTTACATGCACCGACCCAATCCTCGGCCTTTAACTTCTTACGAAGGGTGCTGCTTCGGTAAGCCCCATCCCCGACGTTGTACGCCCATGAGATGGTGCTTCCCAATACAGGGCCAGGGATACTAGGTACATCCTTTTGAATGTACGAACCGATCCTCTCAGCCTCGCCATTTAATAAGGCTTTACATTCAGCCTCAGTGCGAATCCATCCTTTCTTTACATTCTTTGTATTACCGTAACAATCCGTCAAGACTCCCGCGATATCTGTATAAACCCCATCGGGGTGCCTGCCTTCTAAAGGCACGAGAAGGCCCACAGCAAGGGCAATAGCCCCCGCTAAGGTACCGAACTTACTTGTTGTTTTTAAAGCCATTACGGGCCTCCTTACGCCATTTCCAGATTAGGTATCCGATCTGTAAGACCAGGTATCCTGCACCTAGTACTTTTATAAAATCATCCAAGTGAAATACCCCTATGTGCTCGCCTAGAAAAGCTAGTGGTACGGGGATGCCGTTCCTGGCCTGTATTGCGGCTTCTTGCAGCCAATTCATGTTTATGCTACCTCTTGTTCCGACGGGCATGTATGTGCCTCCGTGTACCCACATTAGGGGCGTTATTCCGCTGCCAGCTCGCATCGTCGTAATCCATAGGGTTAGCCATGAACTCTGAAGCTTCAGCCTGCATACGGGCTTTAGCAGCCTTCTCCTCGTCTTGTACCAGGACAGCCTTGTGCCAGCGTACTGCGCCAGCCATGGCCTCCAGTCGGTCATCGTGTGGTAATGAGTTCCGATCTGTGGTGATGTTTGAGATTTGATAGAACACGCTGTATTGTGCCCGTTTCTCCACACTATGCTGCTTACCCCAACGGGTATCAGACTCAAACACTCTGGGATGAAGAACTACTTTATGCCGCTGCATAGCTCCGACAAGGGAGTCAATGATCCTACGTTCTTTCTGACCTGTACTGTACTGGCCCTTAACACCAACCTTGGTTAAACCGCGCTTGGCTAGGATACCTAGTAAGTTCGTCTCGAATAAGCCGTGGCCCATGTTCGATTCAACCTCTACATGGTTCACACCTAACTCTACAATAATGTCGCAGATGATGTTCCCATTAGCATCGGTTAAACCCCCTTTAATACCACCTACATCAAGTACGTGGATGTACGGGCCTATAGCAGAAGATACGCTGTACCCGATCTCGTCAGCCCCACCTCCGGCAGGGTCAATATACATAATAGTATTACCGCGCTCCACGAACTGTACACCCTCTAAGGGGACAGGGTGGAACATCTTAGTTAAAGGCACTGGGAAGTCGGCAGGTAGATCAACCGCATATCGCGGTGCAGGCTGCCACACAAGTACTTCAGGTAATCGGTCGTTATCGAAGTTAGCCACAATAAGGTCTGTTAGCTTCAACTGCTGACGCATAGCATCAAGCAGGGAAGTATCCAGCATGTACTGCAACTGAAAGCCTTCCGGCCCTTGGTCAAGTTCCTTCTCTACCAGAGCATCTTCATTGAAGCGATCGGGGTCAGTAGGCTTACCACGGGAACCGTCAATACCACCGCCTGTTTGAAGTTTAGCATTAAGGCGTAACTTGTTCTTGATTACAGGGGCTAACCTGTCCCCGTACTTATCAAGTTCTTCATCGGTGGGGTATCTACCGGGCCAGATACGGATATTGAACCCCCGGCCTGGTAGGGTATTATATATAGAATCTTTAGACTGCGGGGTACCTAAGTACAGGATATCCCCGTGTGTATTGATAGAGGAGAAGTCCCTGGATAGTAGCTTCAGGTGTTCCCGTTGGGTTACGGTTAAACCGTTCTTCTGGGTTTCAATATCATCTGCCAGCAGTAGTCTTGCACGTTTACCTTGAAGGTTCGCGGTAATACCTACACAAGCTACGGATGGGGATTTGTCGATACCCTTCAAAGCCCAGTGTACATCAAAGGCATCAATGGAGGTTCTATCCCCTGCCCTCTTGTCTGGCTTCAGATATTCAAGAATATCCCACTGCATGATTAAACGGATGATAAGGCCAGCCACTTCAGATGCCTGAGCCTCACCACCGGATACTACTAAGATAACATCACTAGGGTCTTGGATAAGCCGCCACACAGCGTACAACGCTGCTAGGGTAGACTTAGCCTCACCACGCTGAGCCATCACCATACGAAGGCGTGGCCCGGCCTGCATGAAGTCCGCAATGTCCCTCTGGATAGGTGTTAAAGGGAAACCCAAGAACGCCATACCGAGTTCAGCAAACTCAGGGAAAGAGTCGTACTCCTCCCGCATGAACGATGCAATATGGAACCGTTCTTTGATTTCCATGTTAACTCCTATTGTAGGACCTGGTCATCTGACCGTGCTTCCTCTATAATGTTGTTTACTGATTTGATTACTTTAGATTGATTAGCCCGTGAGAACTTATGACGCAACTCCGTTAGGTCGTCCTTCTCCGCAGGGTCTGACGTGATCTCGTTGTCCTTAAGGAACTTAGAGATAGTACCCATAGTAGCCGCATCTAAAGGCATCCCGGGTAGGCTGTCCGGGTCGTCTGGGTCGGCCTCCTGTACAGCTTCATCCAAGATATCTCGCATGTACTCTGCAAGCTTTCTATGGATTGAAGCCATGAGGCCATAGTTTGCTGGTTTACTCATATGTACTCCTAGACACTAAAGTTGTGTTCTTTCATAAGTACCTCTTAAAAGGATTGCATAAAGAAAGTACCTCATTAGAACCACCTACCGATAGCTGCAAATATAAGGTGCCTCATGGTTTATTCTCCAGTTCTGAGACTCGTTTACGTAGAGACTGTAGCTCTGCGGTGATATTTGCAATTATTTCTGAAGATGAATAATCTACTGATTGATAAATCGGCTTACCATCCTCATCTACCGCATCCTTCTTTCCAAAGACAGAGGAAGGACTTACCTCCTGCACCTCATGCGCAACAAACCCAACGAACTTGGACTGATCTTTAAGCCATGTTCCCACGCACGGCTTTAGGGAGTCGATGAACTTACCACTAGAATTTAAAGGGCCTGTAATATTTTTAAGTCGATAATCTGATTCAAC